AGAAAGGGCATCTGTGAAGTATTTTACCCCCTGTGCAAGACAATCTAGCCTATCATCGTGTTTTACTGCCCGTTTTTCACGGCACATACGACTCATTTGGTAAAATAACATATAGAGAAGACGTTGTTCGGGAGCTTCTGTCGGGTTACTGTTGTAATCCCAGTCAATGACCCCACGATCCACAATGAGACGATGCTGGTTAAGCACAGGTTCAAGAGAATCAATAATCCTGTCTTCTTTCCTAACATTTGCTCGTACTTCTTCAATATATATCGCCTGTTTTGTCGTTTGTAGATGTTTTTTAAATAATTCACCAACGATTCCGTCTCCAAAGTTAGTTTCTACTACAAGTGAGCTGACACCATACTTTCCACACCCCTCTAGGATGTCTAAGAGCGTAGTGTCGCTGTATCCATCTCTGTAAGCCCGCATTTCATGTAAATAGATGAACCCGTTTCGCTGTGATAAATAAGCAGCGGTCGTTTCGTCAGAGCCTCTACCGGAGGGATCGACAGAGCAAATGGTTTCTGTGTATCCACTCCACTCCCCACTAAGTTGCATCGGAGAGTAAAAGTAATCTCCGGGGAGTCCGACGCTTGGTGCGTCTTTAATGACATTGGATGGGTCTGAGCACCATACGACATTTTCGGGTGCAGTAGTAGGGTTGACGCTAGTAATAACGAGATCAGCCATCTTAAGTGGGAATTTCGCAGCGTCCGAAAGAGATGTATCAAGTTGAAATTGTAATAGGTAGTTTGATCTGCCCATCGAAGCCTCTCGCTCCAATAGGTCTTCGTCTGAGAATCTATCATCTGTAGGAGTCCATTCTTCGGCTCCCTGTTCGATGTCCTCCTGTATCTCAAAGGCTAGCAGCCCTTCGTATTTAGGCAGCTGCTTTTTTCTTGGGTATCTTGCAGGCCAGACCAAGGGCTTGTAGTTACGCTCAGCCAACCTACGGTAAATAGTAAAAGTAGTCTGAGGAGTCCCGAGATACATAATACGGCTATCACTTTTTGGTGTGAGGATAGATTCAGCTTCCGTACATAGTTGTAAAAGTTTTTCACGCATGAACTCCGTTAAGCTGTTACCGGGAACTTCTACGTCGTCTAGGATCATCAGGTCAGCACGAGATCCTGTCAGCTGTCCGGTAATACCAACTGATTTGACTGACGGTGCTTGGTGTGGGCTACAGTTAACATCAAAGCTTATCCTTGACCATCTACTGTCGTCTGACTTGGGCTGGAGGTGGCTTAACCAAGGTGTGTCTATAATGAGTTTCTGTAGAAAGATAGACATGTTGTCTGCACGTTCTTTCGATGCAGAAATAATCATAACCTTTCTTTCTGGGTCGTTAAATAATGTCCATAACACGAACGCACCAGTAATCCAGCTCTTACCTACACCACGAAACGCCTGCACTTGCAAACGCTTCGGGCCATTCTGTAGGTAGTCCGCTATTGCGTACTGTGCCCTCGTAGGACTAGGCAAGTCTAGCTGTGACCACAATGCCTGTAGAAACAGCTTAAAATCTTGCTGTAGTAAAACTAGGGAATTTTCCATTTTTTCAGTTTATATCAGGATCTTTCTTATATTTCTGTTGATTTAGTTTAGTTCTTGCCTTTTGTTTCTTCAATGCTAATCTATCTAGAACATCATCTAAAAGATTATCTGGCATATCTTCAAATAAACCTGTTTGGCCTGCTCCTTGGTTCTGCATACGTACATCAAATGTGTCTAGTATTCTTCTCATTTCTGATGCAGTAACTCCTTTATCACCAAACTTTTCTTCTATCTTACGTACTAACTTTTGGAAAGACTTTTGACTTTTAAGAAGCTGCTCACTAAATAATATCTTATCTATATCAGCTGGTTTTGCACTTGGAAGAGCTTTGTGTATAAGAGCAATATCTTCAATTAAATTATCAAAGTTTCTTGTAACGTATTTACCACCAGCTATGTTTGCAGATACTCTAGCACTATAAGTTTTACCTCTTATTTGAGCCATTTTTAACAAACCTTTATCTAATAAACGTGCTGTAGTTTTCATTACTTCAGCATAGTCTGTAGCGTTCGCAGCTTCAGCTACAGTTCTGTAAACATTTTGTGCTTGTTCAGATATCGCAGCTGAATCAGCCACAATACGTGCCAGTTCATCAGCTTTTTGTAATCTAGCACTATCACTAGCGTTCATATTTGCTAAAACATCATCTGTAAAAAATTTACGTCCGTCTCTTCCTATAGCATCATTTAAAAAAGCGTGTGCAAGGTAATGAGGTGAGCCTACATCAGATGTACCACCTATCAAACGTACAAAGTTTCCTTCTTGTCCTCCAAGACCTTTTGTATATTTAGCAAATACATCATTAACTTGTTTATACATAGGGCTACCAAAACCTAAATTATCGTATATACCCATGATACCTTTTAAAGCTGCTATGTGGTGTGTATTAGATGCATCCATACGGCCTACTGTTCCTCTACCAGTTAATCCAAGTAACTCTGCTGCGGGCTTAAAGGTTTTTTGCATTATAGCTATATCAAAATTTTTAAAACCTTGTGCTCCTATCTCAGTAGGTACACCTTCAAATATTCGACTCATTTCTGTTTGAAACAGCTCTAAAAACTGTCTACCATCTTCTCCTGACCCTTTAATACTTTTTTGAAATAAATCATAATTAAATACTAAAGCTCCGCCTTCGTTTTGTTCTATATATTGAGGTATTCTACTAGCTGCTTTTTTAATTCTAGCATAGTAAGGGTTGGCCGGATCAAGTTTAGCTGTTCTAAGAGTTAAATCAGCTAAATCTATACGATTACCTTTACCAGCTGGGTTCACTTTTGCAGCTGCTACTGTACCTACACCTTCAAATATTCCAGAATCAAAAGGTATGAAATTTTTGCTGTCAGCTCGTTGCCTTAAAGCTTTAAATATTGCTGGTACGTCTTCAGCAAAATCAGCCGTAGCTTGAAATGTACCTCCAGCTACGCCTCCAAATAAAGTTCCAGCAGCAAGTGTTTCAGCATCAGGAAAGTCTCCTGTATCTATTAAAGATTCGCTTGTGACTGCTGTTGCACCTGTAGCAGCACCTTTACGAGCAGCTTTAGCTATAGATCCTTGAAGGGTTTTTGCGTTAACACCTCCGGGTACAAGACTTAATCCTGATGCAGTTACTAATTCACCTAAACTAAATTCAGTACCTCGTATTCTTTGTGCAAAATAATTTATAATAGCACTTAACCCTGCATTAGATACACCATAGGCAACTCTAGCAAACGGTATAGGTGCCCCTAATAACGGTGTTGTAACTTTGTCTAAAGCGATATTTAAACCAGTTTCAAACGCAATAGACTGAGCAAATTTTGGATTACCAAACTCGTCTTCCTCTGCATCGTTTGGTATTATTTCACCAGTACGCATGTCAGTGTCAGGAGGTGTTGTTCCTGTAATCTGCTCACCACCTTTAAATACTTGGCCGGGTGAGTTAGTTAACGTATTACCTTCAGCATCAGTTGGTGTTTTTTTGTTTCTTTTTTTAAATTCTTGTGTTCTTTTTTCTTTTTTACCTTTTTTAAGTCTTTGAAGTTCTTTTTCGAGAGTGCTCGGGTCTTGAGGGTCATAACTTTCTTTATAAGCCTGATTGATCTCTTCTTCCGAAGCACCACCTGTTACATCATCTTCTTTACTCATTGTATATGTGATAGTATGGTTTGTTCTCGGTCGGTTACACCGAATCGGCCACGCATCCAGTTAAGCCAGTCAAGGCTACCTTTCTCCTGATTGCATCTGGTACACGAGGGTACAACATTCCTCGTAACGCTTTGACCACCCTTGCTCTTAGGCCGTACATGGTCGATAGTAAGGTTGTGTAGTTCATAAAATCCTCCGCAATAAACACATTGACAATTAAAATGCTCTTTTATAGCTCTTCTCCATAGTCTTTTTGACTCTGAACTTGTCATGGTTATTAAGTTGTGTAAGTAGTAATCAGGTGTTGGTAGTAATGGGGTCATTTCTTACGGCTTTTTCGGTTAATAGACGGCTTTTGTGTTCTGCCCTTGGTTGTGCTACCCTTATAATGTGCGGCATCGAGGCCGTCACGGTTGCCATATGTACCAAGTTTCTTATTAAGTTTGTTCGCATTAACTCGTATTGCTAACCCTTTGGGTGTTTTGTTGTATCTTGCCTGCTGCTTACGACGTTTAGCCGCAGCTTTAGGGTTTTTCTTGTAATAACTAGAAGTTTTTGCCATAGACTTTCCTCTTGACTAGCGATGGATCAACAGTTGGGATGATTTTGTTTAGCTTATCAAGGGGGCTGCCTTCGTAGGCAACACCCGTTATATCATTAGTCTTTAGCCAGTCAGCGGCTGCTTTTAAATCCTGTGTGGTAGCTTCACCACTACGTATTCTGCGTAGAAAATCCTCTGTTACAAGGTAGTGTAGTTCGTTAAAACTTTCCTCGGTAGCCTTCTTAGGTATTACCCTTGGATTTGTCATTCGATTCCTAGTCCTTTTTTAACTATAGCTAGTGCTTTATCGTCTAGGTCGTTATCTGTTTGCTCGACAAGCTTTTCTAATAAGTCTACGACGAAGCCTTTAAACTTGTCACTTTTTAAAAAAGCCAAAACGATTGGTTTTAGAATTGCTAGCATTTTCTTTAGGTAGTAATGTTTGTATTGGTACTATATCTTGGCACAGGTGGGCTACACGTGTACCGGGGCGTATAGTAAACCCCCTCTGTTGCAGCTCTGCACACTTCAACGCTCGTACAAGCTCGAAGTCTAGCTGCATTTTTTCTTCCTGACGTTTAGCTATTTCTCTACATTGTCTAAGACCTTTTCTGTCCAGTGGCACCATAAAGTTAATCTGGAATCCCCAGTTCTCACTTATGACGTATCCATCTGGATCTACAGGCTCAGTATCATTACCCATGTAAAACGGGCTAAAAGTCATGGTTGACCCATTACATGCGATGTTTGGGCCGTAGTTTTGACGTGATGACGCACCGTTGTTTTGAAACTGTACGGCTTGGTTAGTCACGTTTCCTGTAGCTGCTGCCACAGGGTTAGAAGTATTGTTAGTCTCAGCGTACGTTGGTGCTACTGTGAGAATACAGAGAGCGATGTAGTAGTAGAGTTTATTGTGTAGTTTGTTGTGGTATCCCACTGCTCTACTAAACCAGCTGCTCTGGTTGTTGTCTCTAGTGTCCATGGTAGGGTAGTATCAGTTACTGTAAAGGTTGTACCAGTGCCGGATATGTCCGCAGATGGTGTAACATTACTGCCTGACCATGTAGACACTTCGGCCCCAAATATCTGTTTTTGCGTAACTTCTGTTATAGATTGAGTTGTCGTTGTTGTACTGTTCATAGACCCTGTTGTAAACTGGGGCGTAACAGTATTTGCTCTTGCAACTGCGGGTGACAACAGAGCTAAGAGAAGAATCCATTTCTTCATACTTTTGGTTCGTCTTGTTTTTTCATCATTGGACAAGAAGTTGGCTTATTACCATTGTTCTTACCTGTAGTAAGCCCGAATGTGGCTAGAGCCCCCGTAAAAATCGAAGCGACGAAAGTGATATCGCTGTTGCCTGACTTCTTAACCATTGGTATTTCTACATAATTTAAAGTAATAATAAAGCCAGACCAGATAACTACAGTTAGCCGCACAATCGCAGCTAGTATAGCCATCTGTTCGTCATGGTCATCTATACCTTCTTTTATTTTTGTAAGGATACCTTTCTTTTTTTCTTCCATTTATCTATCTTGCCTTGTAAGAACTTCTGTACTCGTTTCTTGATTATATCAAAGAAAGGTTGGGCAAGGGTGGTTGTAGCCACAGCTGCCACCGCCGTAGTTACGGCTGTAACCATAACTTCTGGCGACGGTAGCGGCATTTGTATATCTATAATAGGTATATCTAACTTTCTTGTTTGAGGTTGCACCTCGGCGGTTTTTGCTGGTTGTGTCCCTTCTGGATTGCGAAGATCGCTCGGAGGTACAACCAACGGGATGTAGGATGGAACATCTGCTGTAGGGATAGGTATTGACGGGGTTTGTATTGTAGGAAAAACGGGTATTTCCATTAAAAAGGATAATAGTTTACATTAGTTCTATAAGCCTTAAATGTGTAAAGTCCTCTCCATAACGATATGTGCGTTTCTCCCCTTTTGACAAAGTACCTCCAACCGCCAAGAGATCCACTGTGTAATGGAAAAGGCATGTTGTTGGCGATATACCCCGGGTTCCATGCTATGTCTCCTTCATCATCCGTACCCAAATAAGCGTACCAGTTGAAGGAGGGAGCCATAGCTCCTTGAGATTGGTGAGAGCCTACATTACTAACTTTATAGTAATAATATTGTCCATCATTCCATATTACCTGTCTTGTACCATCATATTTTATAAATACTCGATGACCTGATGTGGTTCCGTTTCCACTTTGAATTATTAAGTTTGAAGTGCCATAAAAGTCGGCGGCTACTTGTATTTCTCCAGATGATGGTGCATTACCTTTTGAATAATATTCAGAGAGTTGGTGGGGTTGTGAACCACCATACTCTGTAGCTACATCATTCAATGAAATTTGCCCGTCGTTTTGTAAACCCATTAATCGTCACCCTCCAATAGATTTACTCTTATCTCTAATTCTTTTATTGCTTCAAGTAGAACGCCAATCAAAGCATTATAATTTACTCCTAGATGCTCTTCACCTGAGTTTAGATCAGCTATTGTAGATACAGCCTCCGGAAGCACTTTTTGCACCTCTTGAGCTATAACACCCGCACTTTTCTTGTCATCTTTTTTCCATGTAAAAGTTACACCTCTTAGATGTCCAATTTTTGCTAGTGCATTTTCTATTGATGTTATATCTTTTTTAAGCCTTTCGTCAGAACTGGTTGTGTTTGAATAAGCTATAACGTCACCATCTGCGTGAAAGTCACCGTCAGACTCAAATCTAAATCTATTATTTCCAGCAATATGAATATTCATATAACTGTCGTTTGACCAACTAATTTGATCATTAGAGTCTCTACCGATACCACCTGTTGTGTATATATTCTGACCGTTAAGTGCAGACGCTATTTCACCACCTGTTTGGTCTGCGGTAGCTCCTGTTTCTATACCATTTAATTTTGTATGGTCAGCGTCAGTAAACACGTTACTATCACTAGCACTTTCAACAAGAGTTCTTATTTCTGCTGCGGTCTGATCTGCGGTAGCACCAGATTCTATACCATTTAACTTACTGTGGTCAGCGTCAGTAAAAACATTTGAATCTGATGCAGCTTCTACGGCTGCTCTTATCTCAGCGTTTGTTTGATCGCCAGTAGCTCCTGACTCGATGCCATCTAATTTACTACCATCAGCAGATAAGTCCCTACCATCAACTGTTTGGCTACCAGAGAAAGTTATATTACCTGTCATCTCTCCACCAGACTTAGGTAGTTTAGTACCTAGAGAGGTAGCTGTAGTTGCAGCAAAGTTTGCATCATCACCTAAAGCTGCTGCCAGCTCGTTTAATGTATTTAATGCACTAGGGCTAGAGTCAACTAGATTTGATATTGCTGTATCTGTATATGCCGTTGTTGCAACTTTAGTGGAGCTATCGCCAGCCGATTGAGTCGTTGCTGTTACTCCGTTAGTTAATACACCAGAGCTAGAAGTCAAGCCACCGAATAGTGTGTTTCTTGCTGCAATATCAACTCCGTCAACTGTTCCTGATAGTGTGATATTTCCTGTTACGTCAACACCAGCACCGAAAACTGTAGTACCGGGAATACTAACAGAACCATTTGCATTTACAACTATTCTATTAGTAGTATTAGTTACATCATAAATTCTAAATTGACCACCATTTGTCAATAGTTGATAATCAGGATTACCGTCTCCCTCAGTAAAAAACAATGATGGTGCATTATTAGAAATTGTAATATTACCAGTTGATGTGATAGCTCCTGTTACGTCAATACCACCTGTAAAATCAGGTGCATCTAGCGGAGCTAATTTAATCCAAGCACCAGCATGTGAATAGTAAGCAGCTCCTGTACCGTGTACATGTGCAAACATACCATGATAAGTACTTGCACTAGGTAAATCACCTTCAGCGTTATATACGTTTGCAAATAGAACTTTACCTGTAGTAGTTATATCTTGACTACCAAAATCAGGAGATATCTTAGTTCCAGCTATTGCAGCATTAGAAACTACGTTTGCATTTGTAACTGTCACGTCTGTAGGTAAAGCTCCAGCTGCAATCTTAGATGTTGCTATGGAGTCTGCACCTAGCTGTCCAGCTATAGAAGCAGAAGATACGTTAGACATATCTTCTCTTGCTAGTGGCCTACCAGATTGTGTAGTACCATCATGTACGACGGCTGTGTCTTTGGTGGTGTCTATAGTTACTTCACCTTCGGCTCCGGTAAAGCTGCTATGTTGCGAGGTTGTTCCTCGTCTTAGTTTTAATAATTTTGCCATTAAAGTGTTCCGAAGTCAAGTTGTAAGTTAGTACCATCTATAGTACCGATGTTAGACATGTTGTTATTTTGCCCGTCTAGAGTTCCGCCTAGTTGTGGTGAAGAATCGTCTGCAACACTTGCAATTCCTGAGTTAGATGTAATGCCTAACCATGCAGATCCATTGTAGTTTTTAAGTACATCATTAGTTGAGTCATACCATAAATCACCATTACTAGCAGAGAGGGGTGCGTTAGCTGAAATAGTGTAAATATTTACAAAAGTATTTACGTTATTAATACTTCCAGCAAGTGTATTTACATTACTTATATGGGGTGCAACTGTATTTACACTAGCTATAGAAGGGCCAACTGCATTAACATTAGTAATTGAACCACCTACTAAATTAACATTAGTTATATTTGCACCAACTGTGTTAACAGAGTTGTTACCTGATCCTGTGTTAACCGCGTTAGTTATAAGACCTAAATCTTCTTGGAAGGTAATTTGACCGGCAACTATATTTATGTTTGTTAAGTCAGACTGGTTAGGTGTAATAGGACTAAATCCGTCTCCTGAGCTACCATCATAGACCATCATAACTTTGTTAGATGAACTATCAAACCATAAGTCACCGTTAATTAAAGATGCACTATCAGGTCTAGCTGTTGGTGCAGAAGGACTAATTTGGTATCTATCTGCGAAGTTATCTATACTTGTTACATTAGCTCCGGCAGCTGAGATGTTAACTACGTTTGATGCAACCGTTGTAACTTCTGTAGCCTTCGGTACAAGCCTATGAAATGTATATGTATGTAGTGTATTTGTAGACTCTACCAAGAATCCAAAACCCGTAGGTATGGTAGAAGGGACACCAGTAATTGTAACTGTGTTTCCTGAGCCTGCACCGTTTGCTATTGTAATGGTTGTACCGCTAGGTGTTAGTGTAGCTGTTGTAGCACCAATACTTAAGATAGCTGCCTGCCCTGCTGACCCCTGTGGGTTTGTAGCTGGAAAACTTGTTTGGTTTGCTATAGCTATAAAACCACCAACATCATCAATAAGGTCAACAATACGAGCGTTGATAGCAGCTGTAGTAGCTACCTTATTGTCTGTGTTAGACCATGCATCACCACTAGCTATAGTTTCTGAAGAGTCTTGTCTAAGGAATAAAGCTTCAGCTTCTGTTTCTGTGTAGTACCTGTTATCTAGTTGACCGTTGTTTAACTCAGTTTCTGTGTAGTATCTATTATCTAACTGTCCACCATCTAGTTCTGTTTCTGTGTAATACCTACTATCAACAGCACCGTTACTTAGTTCAGTTTCTGTAAAGTATAAATTATTTAACTGACCACCATTTAGTTCAGCTTCAGTAAAATATCTGTTATCTAAAGTTCCAGTAGTTATTTCAGCATCAGTTAATTTATTTGACTGTAATAAAGTTTTTATCTCTGCTGCTGTCTGATCAGCTGTAGCGTTATCTTCAATATTATTTAATTTAGCATGGTCTGCATCATTAAACACATTACTGTCATTTGCTGCCTCTACAGCTGCTCTGATCTCTGCGTCAGTTTGATCGGCTGTTGCCCCTGCTTCTATTCCGGCAAGCTTTGTGCTTTCAGCATCGCTAAATACATTGCTGTCAGTAGCACTAGCTATAAGTGCTTTTATTTCTGATGCTGTTTGATCTCCAGTAGCCCCAGCCTCAATACCGTCTAGCTTGCTACCATCGGCTGCAACATCTCTACCATCTACTGTACCACCAACAGTTATATTGCCGGTTGTAGATATAACCTGAGTTCCAAAGTTTGGGCTTATTTTAGTACCGGCTATAGCAGCTGACGCGTTAATATCAGCGTTGACTATTGTACCATCTACAATGTTTGCACTAGCTACAGTAATATCAGTCGGCAATGAGCCGCTGCCTAACTTAGCCATAGTAACACTATCGTCTAGTATCTTAGCTGTAACGATAGCGTCGTCTCTTATATTACCGGTTTGCTCTAGCTGATCTTGTTCTTCTTGTGCGTGGAATAGTAGTTGCTGTTGGTTAGCGTTTAGATCTTCTGCTTTAACTGATGACCCTGCTGTGTATACAGCTTTAGCACCATCTACGTTTGTATCACGAAAGATACGTATAAGTGCTGGGCTAGCTGGTATGTTACCTGATGTAAAAACTACATTACCACCGCCCGTGGTTGTATAACTGGTGAGGTTATAATGGTTGCCTGATGTTTTAAGTACACCGTCTACAGTTACTTTTATATCAGACTGTTGTATAGAAGGGAAGGAAAACGGTTTGGTAGCGTTTCCATCCCCAGTAAATTCTACCTGAGTTGTTGCCATTTATTTGTATATGTTGAGGATGTTTGCTGTTTCAGTTTTCTTCTGAACTTTTCTACGTTTTTGATCTAGCTCTTTTTCCATAAGCTCCATGGCTCTTGGATCAGCACTTAACTTAGCCCAAGCCCTTTTACGAGCTGCTTGAAATAACTTATCAATAATAATATTATGATAGTAGTCTCTTGCATCATACTGGTCACGTAGTCCAGCTTTAATATCAGCATACATTTTATTCATGGATGCTATAATTCTTGGATCTTGTGATAGCTTGTCTAGCTCTCGTTCTAAGTTTTGTTCACCTATAGCACGTTGAAATGCAGATCTAACTCTTGGTGCATCTGTTAAATTAGTGCTGTCTGGTGCATAGTATGTGGACAAACGTAAATCGTACCCACTGTCAAATAAGAAATTACGGCCGGGGCTTTGATCTAAATTAAGAGATATAGGACTTACTGCATTGTAAGCTCTAGTTAAAAAGTCCCAATCTTTGATAGGTCTACCGTTTAGCATATCATACTTAAGAGGTAGAGGTTCTTTAGTAACTAGCTCTGTAACTAAGTTACGGTTACGTATAGACTGATCTATACCTGATCCTATCTCACGCATATGCGGTACAAATAGCTTACCTAGTTCATTACGTAGACCGGCTAACGGTACAGTATTATTAGCTAATGATGCTACAATACGTGATGCCTGCCCGGGTCTGCCACCAAATAAGTCAACAAATGACTGTATACCGGCTAGATAAGATTTACTTGTAATAGCTTGTGCTACAACTAATGATATTTTTTGTAGCTCAGATTCTGTCCACTCTTCGCCCATCAGCTCGCTAGCGTCACCTACGTCAGCTATTGTAGACATAATAAGGTTAAATGGTTCAAAGTTGTCGTAACCTACACGTACAGCTCCAAGCTTTATAGTTCTAGGTTCCCACTTGCCATCTATCCACATCTGTCTTTTTTGTCTATCTACTGGGCCGTTACCGTTAAGATCACCACGCATCCAAGCCTGTGTAGCCATAAATACAACAGCAGAACCTATTGCTAGTCGTCCTGTTTGTAATGCTTTTGCGTTGGCTAACTCTTGTGCTGTAAAGATACCATACTTTGCTACATTTTCTAAGTTATCTGCACTAGCAAATGCTATATCATTAAACTCTTTTACTAAGAAGTTAAATCCGGGTGTATACTTACCAGTCAGTGCAAGACCATTTACACCAGTTCTAGCAAATAAAAAGAAAGGTTTAGCTAGTGGTGTAGCAGTAAATACGTCGTTTAGTCCTTTTGCAAAGCCTGTTAGTGGCTGTGTTAGTGTAACCTCCTGACGTGCAAACATTGTAGCTTCATCCTTGATGCCTCCATTTTGGTCAAAGATTTCTGCGTAGAAGTCATCTTCATACGCTTTCATCAAGTCCTTAGTTATCTTAGGAGTCTGTATGCCATTACCTTGTTGATCTAGTACGTTACGCATAGCCTTCTCACGCATCTTTGCACGACCTAAGATATATGCAAACGCATCATCAGTAGCCGCCATAATCTTAGTAGAGTATGTTAGAAAGTTACTGTCGTTCAAAGATCTTGCCATATTAGCTACACGAAACGCTGCTACGTCACCGGCACTAGCTTTACCACTATCTTCATAGTATCTACGCATAAGCTCCCAGTTTGTATCACCACGACTAAACTCAGAGTACCTAGTCTTAATACTAGATAAGTCACCTTTCCAGTAAGAATTTAGTTTAGTTCTAAATAACTTAAATGATTCTGGTATAGCTTCTACCATAGCATTGACTGATGCAAGACTTGCTCTTAGTGTAGCTGCATCGCCATCAAACGGGTAACGTACAGCAGCACCTAAAGCTGTAGATAAAGGACGCAAGAATGTTGCAGCAGAGGTACCCATAATAGCTCTCATAGGAGTCTTAGGGCCGCTTAGTACACTATTGGTCATAACGCCTTCTAATTCTCTTATAAGGGCTCCTGTACGGTCTATATCGCCTTTGTTTAATTTACCACCTTGTATTACGGATCTAGCCCACTTGTCAAAGTCGTCAAGAGTATTTACGTTATCCATCATAGAAAACGCTTCAAACATAGCATTTAGTAAGTCATCATCTTGATTGTCTTTTGTGATGTTTAGGATAGTCATAATTGACTCTTTAGCGTCTGCTACGTCTGCTTTGACTGCATCTTCAACAGCTTGCTTTGCCTTCTTACCAGCACCTAGACCTCTAAAAGCATCTGACAGTACGAACCTAGCTTTTTTAGTTTCGTATATAGCTGTAAGCATAGTATCTGCTATTTGTTTAGCTGGCCCATCTATATCATTTAGGTCAACTATATCAGCTATTTCTCTACCAGCTATACCTGTATCTTGTAGTTGTTTCAATAAAGAACCTACAACGAGGTCTGTAGCTACAACTTTTTCTGGTGGTATAATTTCGACGCCACCTATTATATCTTTTTCAGCTTCTAACACTTCAGCTAGATACTCACTGGCAGACATTTCTGCTGGGTTTCTACCCTGTGTTATACGTTGGTGGGCTTCTATAGCGTCTCTGTACTGATTTACAAGAGCCTTTCTATCACCTTTAGCTTTAGCTAGTTCTCTTGCAAACCTATCTTTACTCATTAATCCACGCATTACACGCTCGATTGTTTCGTCAGTAGATCCACTTTCTTGTGCAATACGTTCACGTTCTACTGGTGTAGTTACAGAACCTGTAGATCCTTCTTCAGATCCCCATTCTGTACGTGTGCGTTTTAACTGTTCTCTAGCTACCTTCGGGTCTACCTCTGATGTGTGTGCCCCTTGGTGTGGTTGAGCTATAGGTGCGTTTTTATCAGCTCTAAACTGAGCATCGCCACGACGTAGCTGTGCTACACCATTTTGAATAGTTTGATCTTTTATACTTTTATTACGATTTACTATTTGATCTATAGCTGGTTGTGCACCCTTCTTAAGTGCGTAAACTACACCGTCAAAAAATAGACCTATACCCATTCCTTCAACGATGTTTTTTACTTTCATCATTACGGGAGAGTCAGTGTCCTTGGTAGATAATGGTGTATCTGCCCAACCATATCTGTCACGTAATGCACCTAACGCGTTCTGACCGTCTGACTCTTTAGATATAAGGTCAGACACAGCTCCAACAGCTGCACCTCTAGCAAGTGTGCTGCTTGTAATAGCAGTTAAACCAGCCGGTATTGCAACTAAACCAGTAGCCGCAGCTCCTTTAGCAGCAAGTATAGTTCCAGCAGCTAATGAACCAAAGTGTACTAAACCACGTAGTTGTTTACCCCACCATGTTTTAGTTTCGATAGGGTTATCGTACGAGTCAAAAGGTGTCCACTCTGGTTTATATGTACCAGTCTCGTCTATCTCTCTTTGCATCTCTCCTGATAACGCATCAGCTGTACGCTCAGGAAATGTTGCTATAGAGGATGCAGTATCTTGTAGACCACCTGATAGAATGGACTGACCCTCTTTTATAAATGCTTTAGCTCCCCATGTTTCTGAGTTTCTGGGATCTTCTTGCTCTGCTAAAGCTTGTTTTTCTTTTTCTGTGGACTGACGTTTAAGTTCTTTACGCTCTTCATTACGCTGACGTTCTTCTTCTAAGAACTCTTGCATTTTTTGAGCAGCATGGTCTACGACTTCGCCATCCACATTTAACCCATACTGGGGTGCGGAATCAGTCATCTAATCCTCTTAGTTGTCGTTTTGTTTTAGATCGTCTAATTTCTTCTTTCTTTCTACGTTCTTCTCTTCTTTCTTGTCTATCTAGTTTACGTTGTTCTAGATCACTAATTATAAGTTTAGCAACATCAGCTTGTAAGTTTTGGAACTGATCAAAATAACTTTGTTTTAGATTAGGAAACACTCTATTAATAACTTCTAACTCTTCTGGCTGTAGATTTATCATTCGACGAAAATCTTTTGTATCTTTAGTTATAGCACCACGTATAGAGTTAGTACGATTTGCTTTCATTTGCATACGTTTGATAACAAGAAAACTTTGTAAATCTTCAGTAAATCTAGCATTTGAAGGTGCAACTGCATTATCACCAGTTAACATGTCTTTTATAGCTTCGCTTGACAATCCATACAAACCAAAATTTGTAGAACCTTTATTAGCTAATCTAACTACTTGTTCTACAGTTAAACCTGTTAAACCTTTTCTTTCGCTTTTTCTACCAGCTCTTACAAACTCGTAACTATTTTCACCTAACCCGCCAGAGTTTTTTGCCCATATCTTTAACGCTTCTGTAAAGTCACTTGTTTCTTGATCGTTAAAATTACGTAAAGCTTTTGTATCGTTAGGCTTGTTAGCCATATCGTTTTTCTGAGTTATAGTTTTTAGTATAGGAGCGTATGGATTTACCTTTCTAGTTTTAGGATCGTATAGCTGCAATGTTTCTGCTCGATCGTAGATAGCTTCTGTTCCTGATAATACTTCAACTTCGCCATCATCGTTTACTCTTCTTACTTTTAAAGCTTCGTAATACTGTATAATCTCTCTATTACGCTTACCTCCAGTATTAACAAAATCAAATAAATTGTTAACAGGCTCACCATCAAAAGGTGTTTTACTTTTAAAATAGTCCGGATCTTTATTAATTTGTTCTCTAACTTTTAATATAGTAGCCGCACCGGACTCTGCTAAAGGTGTTGGGCCTCTTTCGATTGCTTTTTGTACAATAGCAAGATTATCAGCTGAGAATAAATCTCCTAATATTTCATCACGTCTATCATTTAAAGTATAGTTACCTTGAGATATAGCAAGTTCTGTAACTTCGATACCTTTACCTTGTTCTCCGTAAAGTTTATCTTTGTAAGAAGTCATTAATCTTTCGACAATTCTTACATCATCATTGCTGAGATCATTAGTAGCGGCATCTAATGCTGTGACTCTTCTTTCAATAAACTCTCGCACGGTTGTATAGTGCTCCTTGTACTTTTCAGTATGTGTAACTAATGGATCTCTACTACCGCCTGTGTATGCTTCTTTAAAAAAAGTTTTTATTTCTTCTGGTATAGGAGTTTCTCCTTCGACATAAAATGGAGCGTTTATAAACTCAGTTATCAATGCACCACCCTGAGATTCGCTTAGACCTACGATACCTTTCTGTTTGTTTTCTAGTATTAGAGGTATAACTTGATCTTTAACAAACTGTTTAGATTCGGCAAGTCGTGCTTGCTTTTCTGTATCTATAGCTTTGCTTTCAACATCACCTATAATCTTAGTTAAAACTCGTATGTCACTGTTGGCTCGTATTACAAAATCAGATGTTTGATTTTTCTGTTTGTCTACGTAATCTTGAAGACTGTCGTAGGTTTTACCTTGCTCATTAGCAGCAACGTATGGTACACCTGAGATTAAGTTTCTAGCAGCTTCTGGTTCTATTGCACCAGTTTTGACTAACTGGCCTACTTCTGTAAAAAACAAAGACCTTGCTTGAGCTCCGGATATATTTTCTTCTATAGCTATTTGATCTATAATACCACCTTCTTTAAAAACCGTGTCATTTATAGCTTTACCATCAACTGATTTAAACGCAGTTTCTACAGCTCTGGCTATTCTTGTAGTACGTACAAAGCTTTGATCTTCTAATATGTTTTTCTTAAGATCAAACTGAAAAGAACTTGATGATTTATCTAAGCGTTTTAATACAAGAGGTAATACTTCTCTAATTAACTTTCTTTTAAATCGGCGGCTGTTAGGATCTCTGCCCTCTTTTATTTCGTTGTAAGCAGCAGTTCTTAAAAAAGATTGTATAACTTCTTCTCTATGTGTGTTGAACTCGTCATTGCTTCTAGAGTTATATGCACCCTTAGATCTCATAAGATCGTCTACATTATTTATTATACTTTCTTTTTTATAAAAACTTATAGACTCATTCATCTTATAGTCAGCTTCTTCGTCTGGTATAAAACCATCAATTAATTCAAGCTTTTCTGTTTCGGTTAAGGTTTCATCTTTTTTTATTTCTCCTTTAGCTATAGCTTCTCCGGTGTTTTGTTCGTTTTCAAAGATAACTTCAGCTTCTTCTGCTCTGTTTTCTATGTCTTCTTGAAACTCTTTACGAGCAGCTCTGCCTACTCCGTCTGCTTCTAACGCAGCTTCTTGTTCATTTATTTTTTTTGCTATGCTACCGACACTACCAGCTATGCTTGCTATTAAAGATAATCGTTTACTAAATTTACTAGCTGCTAGTCTTTCTAGCTCCACCATCTGATCGAAGTGTCGCCTTGTTTCTTTTATATCCTCGTTAATCTGTTGGTTAGTAGCGTCAGTTAAGTTAGAGTCAATTTCTAAATAGTTGGTTCTACTTATATCAGGTACTTGATCTCGAGGTGTACCTACAATATTTTGAAATGATGAAGTCATACTACCTCCATAGCAACGTCAACCTTACTGTAATCAACGGTTAGGTAGTTATCTGTTATACCTACAGCCATTGGGTTCTTCTTAACAACATCCTGAGCCATAACACCACGATAGCGAGTATCATTACCTTTGTAGTTAAACTCGTATATTTTATAACCTTTTGGTGACATGCCAACTTCTTGTACGTTTTCTTTTAGTTTTATATCAGAAAAAGCCTGAGCGACACTTGCAAATGTGCTAACAACTTGTAATGCACCAGTAAATCTATCTGTAGGTGGCATCATAACAGGAGCACCGTATGCTGCTGGTACACCTAATTTCTCTCTAGCACGTGCATTAGCAGCTTGGAACTTACGTGTTGCACCTGTTTGTGCATATGCTAAGTTTCTTCCAAACATATTACGCACTACGCCTTGTATTTCTGTTTGTTGTCTTAATAAGTTTTGTAGTCCTTTCTGTCCAAACTTTCTGGATCTACCACCCTCGTCTACTTGTTTCTTAGAAAAGTAATTAGCAACGAGTTCTTGGTTTCTAAGTCGGCCCTTACCCTGAGCATATATGGCTCTTACGTAAGCGTCGCTAAGGTCACGTCCGTAACCTATAATATTTCTGTTTTGAGCACGAGCTAAGCTAGTTTCTTTGTTAAAGAATTGTAATCTTTTTTGCTCAAAGACTGCATTTTTCTCTCGTTGTCTTTGTCTAGCAGCTGCCCTAGCCCCTGCATTAGCATCTACGCACACGGCAAAATTCAATAAATGTTACATTGTTTGGCCCCCATTCAAACTTACGTAAGAATTTAAAGCCAAGGAACTTTAGTAGTTTTAAATGTACTTTATTCCTATAGTCAACTTTGTTCCAGAGGAGAGGTTCAGTTCGGCTATCGACATACCGCTTTGCTTCTCTTGCAAACAAAATAGGTTTTTCATGGATTACGGGGGTGCAAAGCATCCATATATCTCCTGTTGTACCTACGCCTGCCATTCCGGCAATCTTGCCGCTAGGCGATGTAAAATAGACTCCAGAGGGTGTTTGAGACATTATGGGTAGATAGACCTTTGGATCTAATCCATAGCCCTCATGGATCTCTCTGAAGTCGTCTGAGCGTAGGTTAGAAGCTACCTCGGTGGCAGCTTCAACTGTTAAAGGGTGAATGTATTTACTCATATAGTTTTTTATATATCGGCTCTAGTTTCTCTATAGTATCTGCCATCCAAGGTTCCCATGGCATATGTTTCATGCCTCTTTTAGTATATTCTTCATACCATCTATTGGTTTTCATTCTCCAATAGAGGTATCCTATTTCTTCTTTTGTTAGTTCTATGTTAGACACGTTGATAAAATTTGGGTGAGTAATCCCCTTCCCAAGACAGTGATCTTAATGTAGCTGGGGCAGGGTGTGAAGATTTAAGTGTTATTTCAACATTTGTATTTTTTTCGTATACTGGTACAGTCTTAACAAACTCTTCTAGGTATGGTGCATCAGACGCATCATACTCGTCTAGTTCAGTAGATTCATATACTTCAGTATAGTCTGATTTTCCTACACGTTCAAGCGTAGTCTCATATAGACCTATCTTACCAAAGTGAAGTTTGATTCTATGTATCACTAAGGACGAGTTAACGTCGGATGTAGACTGTCCTCCAGTTACTTTTGTAGGGTATAAAGTAGGAAACTTAACCTCGTATGGGTAAATGTATCCTATTGTAAGTGTGACACCAGACCAATTTCCGGGTAGTGTAAAGCTTGTTCCAGACACTGTGGCCTTGGCGTATCTACCAACTCGTGACGAGTTAGAGTTAGTGTCAATCACTACTAGCTGATGATTAGGAGTTGTAACTGTATTTAACCAACCCACACCACTAAAGGTTGTGAGGTTTGTAGTTGCGTTAAAGCTACCACCGCTAACAGTAGTATGATTATCCACGTGAAGTAAGAAGTCGACATTATCTTGTACTATGCTAGGATCGTTGTCAGCTTGTATTAGTTTAATACTTTGTAAATAGTAATCACTATCTAAAAAGAAGTATTCATCATCTATAATAAAATGATATACTAATGGATTGTTTAGCTTCCATGTAAACCATGCAGCTTGAGATCTTTTATCTGCTGTTTGAAAATATTTGTACCCAAAAACTACATCAGTATTAGTTTTACTAATTAGTATTATTGAGTTTTCTCTGGAGTTTGTAATTAAGTCCAGATCTTTAGGTAATAATGTTGGCACAACTTTACTAACTTCTATGATATTAGGCTCGCCTTCTCGTGCGACGTTAGCCATTTCATTAAATCTAGTAAATTTATTAGAAGTGTCAAGATAACCCACTGTTGTACCTAACGAAATAGGAGGTATAGCAGTATCATAACTAAAGGTAGATATACTTCGCAGCTTAGCTGTATCAGGGTTAAAGACTGTATCATCGGATGAAAGTAAAAATTGTTGGTTGGAGCTGAATACCAGTAAACCTGTGTTTATTTCTATACCGTCAAATAATTCTGACGGAAACATAGAGGCTGCTGATATGTCAACAGGGTCAGACGTAGAAACTGTAAGAGCTGTTTCTATAAAAAAGTCAGGCGTACCAAGAGTTCCCGGTCGTGACGTTATTACATTTTCACCTGATAAAAACGCTAGTCTGTTTCGGAAAAATAATACTTTATTTATACGTTTATTTACAAACGTAGGTAAAGGATTAGTTATCTCGTCTCCTACACGCCTGTCTCTATATGTAAACTGTTTAACAGTAAATGTAGTTGCAGCTGTACGCTGTATAACTAATGGCATGTTAGTTAGAGTTTTAGGTATGCCGGGTTTAGCACATTCAGACCAAGATCCTACACCGTCTTTATCGTTCTGACCATCAAAACGTAAATAGTAATCGTCTTCTTGGGACATACGAGAGTTAGCTATCTTTACGATATATCCGTTTTTACATTGGTTTGGTAAATCCTGTACATCGTTAACTGAGCCTTGCATAACTCTCATTAAGTCTTGTTCTACAACATCTACATTGAATGGGTTTTGTGAAGATAGATATAGACCATTACCTATAATTTTAGCATTGATACCAGTTGGTAACTCGGAAACAATACCACCAAGTATCTGGTCTGCTGATACAGCTGTCTGTGCATCAAAAGGTGTGGGTTCTGGCCTAATTAAACCATTACCATTAGAACCATTAAATACTGTAGCGTTAAGGTCAGTTGACTCATGCTCCTCTACTACAATAGTATAAGTAGCATCGCTGTCAAATTGTTGTATACCACCAGAAACAGTGCCTGTAGCACCACCTCTAGCTTGTGTTAATGTAACTTGAACAGTGTCACCAGTCTGATAACCTTCGCCACCATGTAATAATGTAATGTCTCGTTGATAGCTACATCTATAGTTTTGACCATTCTGTGTAGCATTACCATCATAATTAGGGCTAACACCTTGCTGCCCTAGAATACTAAGTCTAAAAATTAAATTCTTTTTAGATCCAGAGTCTACACTAAATACCTGTGTACCTATTCCCGGACAATGTCCTGTGCCATCTTCTTCATTAAGATTATCACTTTGTATTTTGATTCGTGTTGCTCTGTGCTGAGTTGTAACTGTAGCACTGTCAAAAATATTTAATCCATACTGCCTACCGTTTTCTGTACGTAGTAATTCTACAAATGCAAAGTGAGGGTCTGGAGTATCATCTGTAGTTCCTGTTGTCCCAACGAGAGTGTTAGCATTAGTACTATCACGATTATTAACAAAGGTGGTATCGTTAATTGTGAGGAATTGTAAGTTTTCTGGGGCACTTGTTGTTAAGTAATTTGTTATTGCTGTTTGCCCACCAGTTCCGTAGGCTGTAGTCATCTGTTGACCGTCGCTGCAACGCCATACGCGTACCTGACCATCAGCTGCAATTTGGCCTATATAAGATCCTTCGGTTTTATCTCTAAAATAATGAAACCAAGAACCTCCAGATTGTACGTTAGATAATTTATCTGCTCCTATGCGTTTAGCACCCGGCCTTTTAAATAAACCTTTAGTAACGTCTGGTATAGCATTTACTATTTCTGTTACTTGTCCGGGAAATTTTAAGTTATCAGGTTGCTCTGACATGCCCAGCGAGAACTGAGGAATAGTTTGTGTAATGCCTGCCATTATCTTCTAAGATTTCTAAAGGGTTGATATGTTTGGTATGAAGTGCCTTCTGGGAATCCCATCATGCTGTGGTCTGCTTGATTGCACTCATACTCTTGTAAAGCAGCTCGTGCTAATCCAGCTTGGTTTGATAACAACCTTACTAAGTTAGGGTTTGCTACTAACTGTGTAGCTGCTGCTGAGGCTGCTCTGTAGACAATAAACCGTCTAAATACTATAGGTAAGTCTTCAAAAGCATATAACCTTACAATATCAAGATCTATGTCTCCATCAAATTCATCAGAGTGTGTGGACTTATCATATAAAAATCCGTTTCGTCTTACTAAATCGTGATGTCTACGGGCTTGGTTGTCATGTAGATCCATAGATAATATATCATTACCTATTGCTATCTTCTTATTATTATCAGGAGAAAACTTTACATGTAGTTCTGTATTGTAATGCCACCCCTCTGCCTGCGTGTCTACGTTGGCATCGCGGAGTAGATTATATATAAAAGCTACTTCTGGGTTGTCAAAGTTAAGTGTTGTTATTGGTGCTTGACCTATAGCCCCCAGTATATTATTTACTGCGGACAGTTCTGTGTCGATGTCAATAGTTGTGGAAGCCATAAGAAAAAAAGGGAGCCGAAGCTCCCGTATAAAATGTAAATTAAGCGTTAGCTGGGTATGTAGTACCAAACGCAGCAGGCTTAGTTGTTGTTCCAGCGAACAATTCAACAGAAGCAGCTGGGTTTAAGAAGTCTGCACCCATAGCTAGACGGCCAAGAATCACGTCACCTTGGTATACAACAGACACGTCTCCACTTGTTACTTGAACTTGTGGGCCGATTCCTTCGACAACAGCAGCAGCTTCTCTTTGGAAGATAAGGCCACATGAGTTAGCGAAGTTAGAAGCTTGTCCGTAGTTGTTGTTAATACCAGCAACAGAAGCTCTACCATCTTCTAAACCTACGTCAACAAAGTCACCAGTGTTGCCGGGGTTTACAGTTGCAAGGTCAGTACCAGCTTGTGCACCAGATGCTGGAGCATACTTTGTACCATACTTGCTGAAGAATGGGATATTCATTGACTTGAAGATCTGGATTCCAGCAATCTCAATGATGCCTTGTCCTGACTGCAATGCGTCTCCTCTTTCGTTACGGTTGATTAAGCCGTTTGTCTCTACGTTCTGTATAAGGGCGTAGTACTGTCTTGGGTTAAGTACAGCTACACGTCCGTCTTGAGACACGCCTTTCTCGTCAAGAGCTGCGGCAGCGTCGTAGAACGCGTTGATTAGATGTCCAGCGTTGTATGCGTCGTCTGCATCAGATCCGGCACCAACTTGGATTTGTGTTCCACCGGGCTCTACAAAGTTAGTCATAGAAACAGGAGAAGCCTGTCTAGCACCCTTTGTTACGGCACGGAAGATTAATCTGTCATACTTTTCTGCAAGAGCATAACCGATCTTGTTTGAGATCTCTCCTCTCAAGTCATAGTGTGCAAGTGTTTCATCTAGCTCATAAACAAATGCTGAACTGATTAAGAGATCGTCGATTGTCACTGTCTTTTCAGCGACTGGAGGAGCCTTTTGGTCGTTACCTAAAATGCTCTGGCCGGGTACGTGGTACTCAGCTGTGGTGCGACCAGTATAGATGAACTGCATACTCTTACCTGATGTAAGTGTACGCTTCTGTACTAGGTCACGTGCGATGGTGTTTCTCTGGAAACCTTTGAACATCTCTCCACTAAATATTTTTAAGTAGAGGGCTCGTTGGTCAGAACCACCGTTTAAAGAACCCTGTCTTGTTAACTGGGCTGGATTTACGTTTGACTGATGGTCAAAACTTCCGGGGTATGCCATTTCTATTTAAGAATGTATTGGTTTACTTTCTTCAGTACTGAAATTTTTTGGCCTTTTTTGTGGTCTATCCCACCGTCTAGACGGCTCAAGGTATCCCGCGTACGGGGCTCTCGCCAATAGAGTAGGGAGGAGTTGCACCTCCCATGTCAACTATTTTTTGACTACTCTTGTGTATTCAATGCCACGATATACGTAAGTTACAGTCATTGTAAACTCCATATATCCAAGCCCCGTTCCATGCTTGGATCTCATGCGTCCCGAAGGATGAACGGACGTGGACTTACTTGTTTGGTAGAATTAACTTAGATGACGGCGGAACCGGCATAATATTAAAACTATTGGTTATTCTTAGCTGATCGTGTGGCTCAGACTTTGGAACATAATGATTTAAAGTTGATGGAAACAATAGCACATCACCTTCTTTAACATCTGGTATCTGACATTGAGGCATTAGCGGAGGGTTATTTATAGGTAAGCCCATATTGTATGAAGAATAAAAAAATGATTGATTTTCATTCATAAAAACAAGGGACTTATCTTTCTCCGGATCAAATTGTATATAGTAATTACCAGAAATAAAAGATGGTAGATGCCCATGTACTTCTTGGTACATGTCGTGCGTGTGTACATTAAACCAGCTGTCATTGATCTTATAATAACTACCCTGTGATACGCCTATGTATTCAATAAACTTCATAACCTCGGCCATGATGTCATCGTATAGATCCTTTAAAGGAACAGTTACTTCGTTCATATGGCACTGCCACGTATGGCACATCTTAGCCCAACCAGCTTTTGAGTTTGGTTTAGTTTTAAAAGTTTGTTCTAAATTTGTAACAAGTCTTTTCTTGTATACTTCGTGATTTGATAAAGAGAACTTCCAAACAGGTGAAGGGAAAAGGTGGATTGCGTTCATTATGCTAAATCTAGTGGAAAGTTATGTGCGTTACGCTCATGCATTACTTCCATACCAAGGTTCTGTCTATTTAGGACATCAGCCCATGTAGGTATAATCTTGCCATTAACGTCAACGACTGACTGATTAAAGTTGAAACCGTTTAAGTTAAAAGCCATTGTTGATATGCCCATTGAGGTGATCCAAATAGCAACGACAGGAAACACAGCAAGGAAGAAATGAAGAGCACGGCTGTTGTTGAAGGATGCATACTGGAAAATTAATCTGCCAAAATAGCCATGAGCAGCGACAATATTATAGGTTTCACCGTCTTGACCGAACTTATAACCGTAGTTCTGAGAAGTAAGATCACTTGTCTCTGCAACGAGAGAGCTAGTAACCAAACTTCCATGCATAGCAGAGAAAAGAGCTGCACCGAATACCCCAGCAACACCGACCATATGGAAAGGGTGCATAAGTATATTGTGCTCTGCTTGGAATACGAACATGAAATTGAAAGTACCACTAATACCAAGAGGCATACCATCACTGAAACTCCCTTGACCGAATGGGTACACAAGGAACACAGCGAACGCTGCTGATACAGGTGCAGAGTAAGCTACTGCAATCCAAGGACGCATGCCTAATCTGTAGCTGAGCTCCCACTGGCGACCCATGTATGCTGAGATACCAATGAGGAAATGGAAGACAATAAGCTGATAAGGGCCACCATTGTATAGCCACTCGTCTAATGTGCCTGCTTCCCATATAGGATAGAAGTGTAGACCTATAGCATTAGAGCTAGGTACTACTGCTCCTGAGATTATGTTATTACCAAATAGCAAAGAGCCTGCAACTGGCTCACGTATTCCGTCAATATCGACGGGAGGTGCAGCGATAAATGCTACGATAAAGCATGTTGCTGCTGTTAAGAGTGCGGGTATCATAAGAGTACCGAACCACCCCACATAGAGGCGGTTGTCGGTAGATGTGACCCACTCACAGAACCTTTGCCAGTTGTTATCTTGTCTAGTTAAAGTTTGTGTTTGAGTTGTTATCATTTTTTAGTTTTAGATTTTCGTCTTTTGTGATTGTAAGATATCCTACGACTACTGGTTTTTGATCTGTTGAACTTGGCTTTTTCACCTTTCGACATCTCTTTAGTAGTCTTAGGAGTCTTGGAAGAAACGCGTTTCGACGGACGGCAAGCTGGATAGCCTTTGCGTTTCTCCCCTTTTTGGCGGCCACAAGGCTTGCCGGTCTTGGTGTCTACCCATTTTTCTTTAAACCATCGTCTTAAACTCATTTGCCTACTGCCTTTTGTGCTTTTTTGTGTGCGGCTGAGAAACTCATGCCTGCTCTCATTTCCTTACGCATCATAGCCATGTGCTTGGCAGAGTGATGTTTGGAATGTTTTTTAAGAGTATCTTGTTGGCGTTTAGTTAGTGCTGCCATTACCTTCTTTTCTTACGTGAATATCCGGGTGCAGCCTTTTTCTTGCCACCGGCTTTTACTTGTCCTTTACATACCTTTACACCATAAGCGTTAGCATATGCAGAGGGGTATACTTTGAATTTGCGTTTGGCTGCTGCCTTACCACGAGGACATAACTTACCCATTACTTACCTCCATGTTTGCAGCCACATTTGCCGCCTTTCTTTTTACCTTTCTTGTGCATTATACTGCGTTGTTGTTGTCTAATGAGAAGAAGTCAGTTACATACTTTCTTCTTTTCTTTTTACCTATCTGATCTAACTTATAAT